TCAAAAGCTCTTTTTCATCTTCTCCGCTGCGGCGGCGATCGCGTCACCGCAGACGTGCGTATAGATGTCCATTGTCGTGGACAGCTTCGCATGACCGAGCAGCTTCTGCGCCGTCTTTGGGTCTACGCCAGCCTCAAACAGTGCGGTTGCGTAGCCATGCCGGATCTGATGCAGAGAGACCGTCACGCTGCTGGCGGCGCAGTACGCCTTGTAAAGCTTGCGGAAATCGCCGTCTGTCAGCAGCGAGCCGTCCGGCTCGGCAAACAGATACCCTTGCGGCAATTTTTTCGGCAGAAGCGCATCCAAGGCGGGCAGGAGCGGGACCTCCCGCACACCGGCGGCTGTCTTTGGTTCCTTGATCTTCGCGCCGTGGTCGTAATAGACGGACCGGCGGATATGCACGCGCATGGCTTTGCGGTCAATGTCGGCTCCGGTTAAGGCCTGCGCCTCTCCCCTGCGGCAGCCGGTGTAGTAGATCAGCGCCGGGAACAAGCCAAAGGGCAAATTCGTGGATGCCTTGATCTTGGCGATCTGGTCTTTGTCGGGGGCCTCGCGCCGCGTCTGCGGGAGATTGCGCGGCACGCGGACGGCCTGTGCCGGATTGTAATTCGTTTTTCCCTGCAGCTCCGCCCAGCGCAGGATCTGGCGGATAACCTGCAGCTGCATGGCGACGGTCTTTCGTGCCCGCGCGGCGGCGAAGTCCCGAATAAATGCGTCGATCTCTTTGGCGGTGATACTGCCGACCTGCCGCGCCCCAAATTCCTCCACGGCTCGGCGCAACGCCGGCTTATAGTTTTTCACCGAGTTCGGCTCGAGCTTCGGCTCGGCTTCATCCCACCACTGCTCTGCGATCCTCGAGAAGGTCGTCTCCGCGTCGATCTCCGCTTGTAGCTGGGCTCGGTCAAACGCCTTGACCTTTTCCCATACTTCCTTGTCGGTTTTCCCGCGGAAGGCCTTGCGCTTGCCGTTGATGCGGAGGATCGTCTCATGCAGACCGTCCGGTCGGATGTAATAGCTGGGATATTTTGGCATTGCGCCGCCTCCTCTCTGTTAAATATTCCAGTAGCCAACCGGCGCGCGGTTGCGCTATAATTCCATCCGGCGCCAAATACACAAGGGTGCCCGAGGGAGCTAAAATGTACGACATCGCCTACATCCTCGCACTGTTTGAGTCCCTGCCCGCGCATGACCAGCACGAGATCCTCGAGCTGGCTGCACAGCTCGCAGCCGAATCCCAGCGCAGCGATCCGTAGACCTCCGCGCATTTTCCCTCTCCGAGTTCGCGCGAGCTCAGCAAAGGCCGCCGCCCTCATGGATGGCGGCCTTTTGCGTTGGAAAGAATTCCTTGCATTTTCGACACGGCTCTGCTATCCTATCTGTGGCGCTGCCAGTACAACGGTACAGGGTAGGCGGTTGGCTCCTCCATCCCGGAGGGGACTTCTTGCCCCTCCAAGAGAGGGGTGATGCGTATGCTTACATATTCAGAGCTGTTCGAGTTCTGTCTTGTGGTCATAGGGATCATTGGCCTGTGTTTTCAGGCAAAAAAGAAGTAACCGCCTCACGCTTCCCCAAGCAGGCGGTTACTCTTTGAGCAACTAACCGGGGAGCTGACCGTCTACCGGCAGCGCCCTTCGTTTGTACTCCAAGTATAGCCGCCAAATTTCAAGTTGTCAAGGTTTGCTTTGAACTTTTCTGCGGTGCTGGTGACGTTATAATCGATGCTATCGTTGATGGCCCTCCCTGTCACGGGGAGGGCTTTTCCCGTGCCCGAATCGGGCATTTTTTACTGTCCCTCCGAGCCAACACTCGCCTCTGTCTTAGGCTTCGGAGCGGGCTTCAGGGCCTTGGCGATTTTCTTCTTGGCCTCCTTGGACTTCTCATCGTCGAGGATCTCACGTTTGAGAACCTCGTTCAAAATGATGTCCGAGATATCCTCATTGCTGACCTTAGAATCGATCCCCATCTTGCGGAGCACTCGTTTCACAGCATCGACGACTGGCTCGCTGAGAATGACCTGTCCGATGGTGAAGCGATTCATCAGCTGACGCTGCGTATGATAGTCCTCCAGATAGGAGGCCTTCCCGGACTTAACCATCGCTTCCCTGCTGAGGCAATAGAGCATTTCTAAATCGCCGGCCTTTTTCGCGTTCATCTCCGTCAGGTTAAATTCGTAGACCAGTTCCGTATCAATAGGCTTGGCAAAAATGATTTTGTAGACCTTCCATTGAATACCATTGGTAAGTATCACCCAGTCAACACCGGAGTTGGAGCCGTAATCAACCGCTTGCTTGATGTGCTGGAGTTTGAGGTCGAGCCCCGCCGCCTTGACTTCGATGAGAATCCTCGGCGAACCGTCCAGCTTGATTGCGAGGTCGCAGTATGTATGCTTGATCGCGTATTCGGAGGTGATTTCTGTATACTTGTCGTAGCCGAGGATGTCAGCCAGTACGTCCATCAGAATGGTGACGGTGTCGCTCTCGTTGATGTCCTTGTCGCGGGCTTTGATCAGGATCGGCTGGTAACGCTTGAGGCCCGCTGCGATGCGGTCTTTCACTTTCGCCGGAACAGTAATCATGATTTCCCTCCCCCGTGCCCGAATCGGGCACTTTTTTATTTTTTATTTTTGCGCCGGAGCATATCGCCGACGACTTTGGTTTGCTCTGCCGGGTCGAGCTCCGCGAAGAGGTCGATGAAGGGCGCATAGCGCTCATCGAGGACCTGCGTGGCCGTGCCGGTCTCCCCCAGCAGGTCGGAGACCGTGCAGCCGAGATATTGCGCGAGCTGCTGGACCTTTGCCACCGATGGATATGAGCCTCGTTTTAGGTTTGAAATCATATCCTTGCCTGCGCCGCTGTTCTTGCAGGCAATCGTCGGCGGCTCGCCCTTCAGCTTACACCAATATTCTACGTTTTGCACAAAGCGTTCCGTGTCCAAAGGCATCATCTCCAATCGTAATTTTACGAAAATGCACAAACTTTATTATTTTTACGATTACTATATTGACAATCGCAAATTTACAAACTACTATTAACTCACGGTGAGCCGCGGCGCACCGGGTGAAAGGGGGTGGAAAGACATGGAGTCCTATTATGATAACTACTACGGGCGCCTCAAGCAAATCCGTGACAAGGACGACACGCTGGCCATGTATGCGTATTTCGCGGGCGTGACGAGCTATCTTGCCAGCGGGCGTGACGAGCTGACTCCGTGCGAGAGCATCAAGCGGATCAAGGCTCTGACCGATGCGCTCACAGCTGTCGCCAACGAGCAGTAGAGCCTTCCTGTCTTCCCTTCACTAACTCACAGTAAACCATATCACACCGAGAGAGAAAAAGCAAGGAGGTGTTCCCAATGAGGATCCGAGAATTACGAGAGCGCCGCGGTCTGACCGGCACGGAGCTGGCCCGCATGACCGGCGTGACACTGCCCGCCGTGATCGGGTGGGAGAACGGCAGCAAGACGCCCACGACGGACAAGCTGCCGACCATCGCGGCCGTGCTGGAGTGCGAGGTCGGCGACCTCTACGACGACGAGACGCTTCGCGCCGCGAGCGAGGCGGCGAGGGCCGCGGTGGCGGCCAAGGGCGCGGCAGGCGCGAGAGCGCTCGCCGCAGGAAAGTGAGGAGGGATAGGCCATGCGAGAGCGCGAGGCGTTCCGCGATCAGCTGCAATCTTTGCGCGAGCAGTTTGCCGGGCAGGAGGTGCTGACGCTTGATCAGAGCAGTAAGCTCCTCGGTCTTGACCGCGCGGCGCTGCTCGGCGACAAGGATTTTCCGGCCAAGAAGGTCGGCAAGAAGTACATCATTCCCATCGTGCCGCTTGCGCGGTGGATGGCTACCTGGTGATTTGACATTACCACAAAGGAGGATGAAAGACAATGGCACCGCAATACCCGAATCTTTACCAAAGGGGTAGAAAAACGACACTTTTGACGCAGGAAGAGGCGGCGGAGCGGCTCGGCATCTCGCCCGAAACGCTCAAGCGCTACGAGGGCGGACGGCTCACACCGCCGGACGAGACCGTGGCGCGGATGTGCGAGGTCTACGGCGTGAGCTGGCTGGCGCTGGAGCACGCGAAGGCGACCGACCGGCTCGGTATCCTGCCGGAGCTGGAGCCAAAGCCCCTGCCGATGGCGACCATCTCGCTGACGAACCGTTTGCGCGACGCAGCGGACCGGCTGGCCGGATTGCTCCGCATCGCCGAGGACGGCGTGATCGACGACGCGGAGCGCCCGGAGTTCGACGACATCGTGCAGGACCTGCGCGAGACCATCGCCGCGGCCTATCAGGTGATCTACGCGGACGCAAAAAAAGAACGCCCCGAGGCTGGCACCTCGAAGCGTTCCAGTTTCCAAGGTAGGAGTCTTGAAAACCATTGCAAGCACAGTATATCGCAGAAACAGACGAAAGTCAACACCTTCCGAGGGGAGACGAGAGCATGACAGGACTGGACATCTTCCTGATCCTCGTCGGCGTCACGTCTCTCACGGAGCGGCTGATGAAGATCATCGTCTATTTGGATGGAGGGAGCTATGGGAGACGCAAGGATCGTTATACGTGAGCGGGGGTATTTTTCGCTGCCGCGCAACGCGGCGCAGGATGATCGGCTCGCACTGGCGACGCGGGGGCTGCTCGCGCTGATGCTGAGCCTCCCGCCCGACTGGGACTATACCGTGACAGGCCTTGCCATCAAGGCAGGCTGCGGCCGCGAAAAGATGCGGCGCATGATCCGCGAGCTGGAGGATGTCGGCTATCTCGCCCGCGAGCAATCCCACGGCGAGTGCGGGCAGTTCGGCGGCAATGTCTATGTCCTCCAAGAGACGCCACCGTTGGACGGGTTTTGGGGCAACGGTGAGGGTGAAAATGCTACCGTTGCCCAAGAATGCCGTCAACGGCAAAAGCCGTCAACGGGTTTTCGACCGGAACAGATTAAAAAAGATATAAATATACCCCCCTATAATCCCCCCAAGGGGGACGGCGCGGAGCCGAGAAAACGGCGCAGCAAGACGACGCCTGAGTGGAAGCCCGAGCGCTTTGAGGGCTTCTGGGCCTACTATCCCCGCGGGGAGAACCGCATGGGCGCGGTGCGCGCCTGGGACAAGCTCAAGCCGGACGACGCGCTGATCGAGACCATCGGCCGGGCGCTGCAGGTGCTCAAGGCCACGCCCGCATGGCGGGACGGCGTGGGCATCCCCTACGCCGCGACCTTCCTCAACGGCCGCCGATGGGAGGACGCCACGGCCAAGCGCCCGGCACAGAGCGCCAAGGCGCAGCCGGTGCGCCGCATCGAGCAGCCGCCGGATAGTCAGGACGGAGGGTGGACATGGGCCGAGTAGACGCGCAGCCGAGCGCCGGTTTGGAAGCCGAGCGCGCCGTGCTCGGCGCGATGCTGATCGACGAGAACATCGTCAGTCAGGTGCTCGCCGAGGTGGACGAGCGCGACTTTACCAGCACAGCCAACCGGCTGATCTTCCAGGCGGCGCGCGAGGTGTTCCGCGAGGGCGGGCACGCCGACGCCATCACGATCAACGCGAAGCTCGGCTATGCCTCCGGCTCGCCGCAGCAGCAACAGCTCATCGACCTGATGGAGGTCACGCCCACGAGCGCAAGCTGGCGCGAATATGCGCAGCTTATGCGCGAGCAGGCGGCTCTGGGCCGCATCCGCGCCCTCTCGGCGCAGATCAACGGCGCGGCTACGCTCGACGAGGTGCGCCCGCTGCTCTCAGAGCTGCAGGCGCAGATGACCTCGCGGCGCGGCGTGAAGGTGGTGCCGATGCTGGAGCTTTTACAGGACTTCTCAACTCGCCACACGAGCGGCGCAGCCGCGGACTATGTGGGCTTCGGGCTGGAGGTGCTTGACCACAACAGCTTCATCCGGCGCGGCGACGTGGTGGTGCTCGGCGGCTACCCGAGCGACGGAAAGACGGCCCTTGCCCTGATGATGGCCTATCACATGGCCAAGACGCTCAAGGTCGGCTTTTTCAGCCTTGAAACGTCCGCCAGCAAGATCGGCGACCGCATCGTGACGCAGGGCATGAAGATCGACTTCGACGCGATCAAGCGCAGCCGCCTGACCGACCGCGACTGGGGGACCTTCGCGGTCTGCTCGGAGGACGCGGCCAAGCGCCGGCTCGATGTCATCCAGGCGAGCGGCATGACTGCGGGCGACATCATGGCCGAGGCTATCACCTACGGATACGAGGTGATCTTCGTCGACTATGTGCAGCTCGTCGTCCCCGAGGGCAATCCGCGCGACCTGCGCAGCGAGCAGATGGCGACCGTCAGCCGCGCGCTGCACACCTTCGCCCAGAGCCGCGGCGTGCTGGTGGTGGAGCTGGCGCAGCTCAGCCGCCCCGAGCGCGGGGCATGGCGCGCGCCGGATATGCACGACCTCAAGGAGACCGGCCAGTTCGAGCAGGACGCGGACCTGATCGTGATGATCTACCGGCCCGACCCGAAGCAGAACTACTCGCAGGAGAAATGCCGCGTCATCCAGATCGCCAAGAGCAAGGAGGGCCGCCGCGGCAAGGGCGTGTTTGCCTTTGACGGCAGACACCAGACCTTTGCGCCCTATACCCGCGACGACGAGAAGGGTCGGAAGGAGAAAACGGACGGCGAAGCGCCCGGTCAGATGGCGCTCGAAGAATTGCCGGAGGACGAAAACGATCCGTTCTGAAAATCGAGAGAAAGAGAGAGAGAAACGACATGCCAAGAATCGGAGATACCCACGCCATTTTGGCGGACATCGGCGCGGCCATCGGCCCCGGCCATCGGGAGCTTCCGCGGCTGCTGCCCGGCCGCATCGTGTACATCAACCGCGCGCACCGCTGGTATCTCGTCGAGGCCGACCTCGGCGGCGGCGTCAAGGTCCGCGAGGGCTTTAAATTTTGACAGAGACAGACAGGAGAAAAGGCTATGCAAACCATTGCGATTATGAACAACAAAGGCGGCGTTGGCAAGACCGTCACCGCCATCAACCTCGCCGACATCCTCGTCGCGGACTACAAGCAGCGCGTGGTGCTGGTGGACTGCGACGGGCAGGCGAACCTGACGCGCTTTTTCCTGCCGGGGGCAGACAAGCTGGAGCTGGTCACCACGGCGGACGTGCTGCGGGGCGACTGCGAGCCGCTGTGGAGCGACAACCTCGTGCCGATCCGGCCGGGGCTCGACCTTCTGCCGAGCAGCTCCGACCTCTACGAGCTCGACCTGCAGGCGATCAAGGACGGCGTGAGCGCTCCGGAGCGCCTGCGTCACTTCGCCGAGGCTGCGGCTGCGGACAGCGAGGTGGACTGGATGATCTTCGACTGCCCGCCGGGCTACACGCTCGCGAGCGTCGCGGCGCTGCTGAGTGTGCGCGAGGTGATGATCCCCGCGCTCGCCGACAAGTTCTCGCTCGACGGCGTCTTTGCCGTGATCGCGCAGCTGCGCGGTCTGAGCGCGGCTTGTCCGGGGCTGCGGTCCCGCGTGCTGCTGACGCAGACGCGCAGCGCGGAGGTCGTGGGCGAGTGCGAGAAGCTGCTGCGGTCGCAGCGCGTGCCGCTGTATCGCACGAAGATACGACGCACGGACAAGGTGCCGGAGAGCACGGTGACGCTTTCGCCGATGCGGGAGTACAGCCCGCGCAGCAGCGCGGCGGTCGATTACCGCTGCCTTGCCGGCGAGCTGATGGAGGAGGTTTAACATGGCGGGCAAAAAGTTTGACATCACGAAATTCGCGGCGACGCTGCCCGAGACCGTGCCCGAATCGGGCACACGGGAGCAGATCGAATACATCGACGAGGCGAAGCTCAGCGGCGACGGCGAAAACTTCTACAGCATGGAGGGCATTGAGGCCCTCGCGCAAAACATCGAACTGGTCGGATTACAGCAGCCGCTGCGTGTTCGCCCTGACCCCGATGACGAGGGCGGCTACATCGTGGTCAGCGGTCACCGGCGCCTGACCGCCATCCGCACGATCTGCAAGGTCGACGAGCCGGAGCGCTGGCGGACCGTGCCCTGCATCGTGGAGCGCGGCGAGCTGTCCCCCGCGATGCGGGAGCTGCGATTGATCTACGCCAACAGCGACACGCGCCGGATGAGCAACGCGGACCTCAGCGCGCAGGCCGAGCGCGTGGAGAAGCTTCTCTACCAGCTGCAGGAGGAGGGCGTGGAGTTCCCCGGCAGGATGCGCGACCATGTCGCCGAGGTCTGCCAGATAAGCAAGTCCAAGCTTGCGCGGCTGAAGGTGATCCGCGAGGGGCTGAGCAAATCTGAGCAGATCGCAAAGGCGTGGGAGAAGGGCGAGCTGCCCGAGGCGACGGCCTACGCGCTCTCGCACATGCCGACGGAGCTGCAGGATGAGATCGCCCACGTCTACACGCACCGAAAGAACTACTATGGCCACGGCCTGACATATTTGGGTGAGCGGAATGTGACGAAGATTGCCGAGGCTCTGGCGGCGCTCGACGCGCTGCCGTGCAAGAAATGCGGCGGCAATTGCTCGGATTGCGCGCAGGGCAAGCGGGAGCACATCATTTCCACGCTGATCGAGAGTTGCTATTTCTACGCGCCCTGCGGCGCGACCTGCTGCGAGAAGTGCTCGGAGCTGGCCACCTGCAAACAGGTGTGTCCGCACCTCCTCTCCACGCAGGACCGACTCAAGACCAACAAGCGCGCCGCGCAGAAGGCCGAGCGGGAGCGGCAGGCGGTGGCCGACCGTCCGGTCATCGGCGAAATCACGGAGCTGTGGCGCCGCTTTGGCGTCGCTCGCGCCGCAGCCGGGAAAAGCGTAGTGGAGTGCTACAACGCCGCGGGCGTTGTGTATGGCATCCCCGACGCGGACGAGGTCACGCGGCTTGAAAACGGCGAGGCGAAATATGCAGCCAACACCAAGTTGCCCTATGGTTACAGCTGCTACCTCGACGACATCCACCGCTTTACGCGCGTTGCGGACCTGCTGGGCGTGTCGCTGGACTATCTCTGCGGGTTGACGGACGATCCTTTACCGCCGCGAGATGAGCAGACAGTCTGCGTGGATCTCGCCGCGCCGGAATGGCAGGCCGGGAATCCGCCGAAGGCGGGCGAATATTATGCCTGCTTTGACATCGGCAAGAATGCCTGCCGTCTTGCGACATGGAGCGGCTGGGACTGGCGCTTTGTCGGAGGCGCTACGATCGAGGCCCCGTGCCTCGGCTGGTGGCCGCTGCCCGCGAGGGCGTCGGCAAAGGAGGGCGCATGAAGAGGTCTGGACTGCTGCAAAAGCGCGACGCGCTGACGCAGGAGCGGCTCGATGTGATGCAGCGGACGATGAAGCAGTACATGCTCGACACGCTCCTCATCACGATGCACGAGGATTTCGGCTGGGGCTATGAGCGCCTCAGCCGTCTCGCGGAAAAGTGGGGCGAGACCTACGACCGCTATTTTCCAGCGCTCCAGAGCACCGACGAATCCGATGTCTGGCAGGAGCGCCTCGACCGCGCGACGCTCGCTTTTCTCGGCGACCGCACATTTTACCCCTTCCCGAAGCGCTATCCGGAGATCAAACGGCTCGGCTATGAGCCGAAGAGGAGGAAAACATGAAAAACGAAGAGATCGTCAAGGCCCTGCGGTGCATTTCCACCGCAGGCGGAGAGAATGCCTGCGAGCATTGCCCGTACTGGAAGGAAGAGGAAGTCCCGGAAGAAGAACGGCCCATATACGGAGCCGACACCTGGCATTCATGTGATGTCGACCGCGTTGGACTGGACGGCGCGGATTTGATCGAGCGCCTGACCGACCGCTGCGCGCGGTACGCCGAGGAGATCGCCGTGGCGCAGGAGCGGACACGGTGGATCCCCGTGACGGAGCGCCTGCCGGAATTGCCGAAGGAGGAAAGGTAAATGAAAAGACTAACAACTAATTGTCCGGATAACAACCTTGATGCCGCCCTGAATCTGTTTTACATCAAAGACTTCGAGACGTGGGTGCGGGGCGGAGGTGATGGCCCAGATTACCCAGACATCCGGCTCTACGATTTCATCCGCAAAGCCGCAAAGATTTTGCTGCCGGACTTGGACTTCCCAATGGATGATGATGGCGTAGACTATGCGATGGGTGAGCTTTTGTTGGACGGCCCTGATGAGCCGACAGGCCTGCTCGCCTTGCTTTATACCGCAGCATGGTCATACGCAGAACTGCGTGGCAGGCTCATGCAATACGAGGACACGGACATGACACCGGTGGAAGTGTCCATGCTGGTTAAAGATTGGAACGACCTTTGCACTATCGTCAGAGAGTGCGGTGGCATTAGCCGAGTAAGGGTACTGGCCGAGGCCGACAAGGACGGTCGGCTGGTGGTGCTGCCGTGCAAGGTGGGACAGCGGGTGTTTGCCTTGTTGGACACGGATAAGCATATAAGCGAGTGCGAGGTCAAGCAGATTGGTATGGGCAATAAAATCGGCTTTATTGGCCTTGAGCCAATAGGCGCCAGAGGGCGGGAGTATGGCGTAGCGCTAAACGGATTCGACAAGACCGTATTCCTCACCCGCGAGGAGGCGGAGAAAGCATTGGAGGCGACGAAAGATGACTGACATGGAACGCAAAACATTCTGCGCGGCGCTCAGCCGCTACGGCGCGCAGGCGCAGATCACGATGGCCTTTGAGGAGATGGCCGAGCTGCAGGATGTGCTGTGCAAGTTCCTGCGCGGGCGCGTGGACGGCGACACGCTCGCCAACATCGCCGAAGAGATCGCCGACGTTGGGATCATGCTCGACCAGATGGCGATCGAGTTTGAGGTCGAGGACGCGGTGGCGGAGCAGCGGGCACACAAGGTCCGGCGGCTGCGGAGCCGGCTTGAATACGCGGAACAGGGGGGCTGAAAATGACTGAATTCCGGAGATTGACCTACAAGACGCCGGACGGGGCGTGGGGCATCAAGGGCGTGAGCCTGCTCACCTGCCCGGCACGGCTCTACGGCGCGGCCGCGAAGCTGTGCGACATGGAGAGCCTGTGCGAGGATGTCTTCCGCGCCAAGGACGCCGAGCTGACGCTCGACGCGCTGCAGGAGCTTGTGGACAAGGGGCTTGGCGGGCGCTTCATCGACCTGCGCAAGGCGCTGAAAGGAGTGACACTATGACGGGGAGCAAGGTGTTGATCGTCAAGTTGCCGGCGCTGCACGCCGACGTCAAGGCGCTCGAGGCGTTCCGCGCCTATGTGTGCGACGCGCTCGGCGCGGGCACGCTGGTGCTGCCGCTCGGCACAACCTACGCGGTCGAGGAGTTTCCCGCGCTCGGCGCGGTGGAGGTCAAAAGCGAGCCGGTGCCCGATTCGGGCACAGAAAAGGACCCTCCTAAGAAGGAGCTGCCCAACATCCCCGCGGCGAAGGGCGTGAGCCGACCGGAGCCGAAGCCGGTCGAGCCGCCGGAGAGACCGCCCGAGGAGAAGGCCGACGTGCCGAAGCCGACGGAGATCAAACTGCCGTTGGCGGTCGGTCAGGCAACGCCGCGGTTTGCCGGGAAGGCGTCGAGCGAGAAAGCGGACATCTTTGCCCGGTTGAACCGGTACTGGTCGGAAAAGGGGCCGGGCTCGATGATCAAGCTCTCCGATGCCTGCGGGCTGGACGCCTCGAAGCTCTACCTGATGCAGCGCAACGACGGAAAGTTTGACATCGAGCACTGGCGCGCGGTCAACGCGGGTCTGGACAAGCTCGGATACGGAGGAATGAAATGACGAGAAAACGGATGATCAAGCTGTTGATGGGGTTGGGCGCATCTCGTAATGATGCGGTGTGGGCAGCGCACCTGTGTAATGGTGAGTTTTCGCACGAAGACTTTTTATTGTCCATACTCTCGGAATATATCCGGAGCCGCCTCGATCAACTGGAAAGGCGCATTATTGAGGGCGACATGACCGGCGAGGTCGCCGGCATAGTCGGGAGCGTGTATGAGTGAGCTGTGCGTGGTCACGCAGCGGAGCGGGCCGCTGACGAAGACTTACACCACCGACAGGTTCCGCCTCGTCTCATGGGCGGGCGAGCAGCAATGCCGCGGCTCGCCTGCTCTGCCCTCCATGTGGAGCTCCAGCGCGGAGAAGCTGGAGCTCTACCTCGCCCTCTTCGGGTACCTGGGCGTCCACTATGTTCTGACCTTCGACGATGCGCACCTGCCGGCGTCCTTCGAAGACGTCAAGCGGCGCTTTGCCGCGTTCTGCAAGCGCGTGCGGCGCTTTGACCCGAGCATCCGGCGCTATGTCTATGCGGTGGAGGCGGGGCACAGCAATAAGCGCTGGCACATCCACTTTGTGGCGAGCGAGGACGACCTGCCGTTTGCCGTGGTTCAGTTCCTGTGGGGCTACGGCTTCGTCAATCCGGGCTATAAGGAGTATCCCGTGCTCAGCCGCGACGGCGGCTACCGGCGGCTTGCGCGATACTTTTGCAAGCCGGACGAGATGATCCCGCTCGGAAAGCATCCGTGGGGCGTGGCTCGTGGGATGCGGCAGCTGATTCCTCCGCGCACGGTGCGCGTGCAGACGCGAGCGCCCGCGATGCCGCGTGAAACCTTCTGGAGTGAGCGCTCGCGGCCGCTGGTGCGCGAGGTGAACGGCATGGCGGCCTGGCGCATCGAGTACGCGGACTGGATCGCAAAACCGCCGGAAAACGCAAGGACTTTTATTTTAGACTAATGAATCTTAAGATAATACTTCTATAGGACGTTTCTACTTGTACGCTATGCTTTATTTGTAGACAAGAGGCAAAAAGGAGGCAAAAAGTGTTGCAAACGGATCAAAAATGCGGTACACTGTTTCCAGTGATCGATGGATATGCGATGTGCCCGGACTGCCTGCGGCAGGGTCGGCGCAACCGCCTTCAAGAGATCACACCGGATATGCGCAGTCTTCGGCAGCCGCTGTACTGCCGGAAGTGCAAGCACCGGTTCGTCGTGAATATTGCTGCTGGCCAGTGTCTGGAAGACCGGAGCCGATAAAACTCTCGAGAGAGGGTGTTTGTCGGTTCCGGTCTTTCTGTTTTGCCCGGAGGTGATAGCCCGATGGCCGGAAGGCCGGAGCTGACACGGAGGTCGGTATGGCTTGGGCAGGTTATCACACAACGCGCTGGCGAAAGCTGCGGCGCAGCATCCTGCGGCGCGACGGGTACAAGTGCCGCGAATCGGCGCGGTTCGGCCGTAGGGTTGATGCCACGACTGTGCACCACATCTGGCCCGCGGAGGATTATCCCGAGTACGCCTGGTGTTCGTGGAACCTGCTCAGCCTGTCCGGTAAGCAGCATGACGCGATGCATGATCGTCTGACGCACAATCTTTCGCCGCTCGGCGAGTCTTGGCGTCGGCGAACGATCCCCCCAGCCTCTCCGCCCGGCTGATGAGAGGCCTATGTAACCGGCGTCCCCCCTTTTTCCGACGGAGGAGAAAAAGTTTGAGGGGGTGCGAGAACAAAATCCGCGCCCTCGTGCGGCGCGGGCGCGATCGACGCGGCTGCGCGCGAAAGGCTTCGCATTGCTTTAAGTAAACTTTTGCCCGATTCGGGCATAACTCCTGCGCGTTCCCCGCTCTTTGACCGGGGCGGTCATGAATTTCCTCCCACCCCGCGGCCTTTGATTTGCGAGGGGCGGGGAATGCGCAGGAGCCGAAAAACAGCGTCCGGTGTGGTCCCCGGCTCTTAGCAGCCGGCCATAGCCTTCACGGATCTGTCCCCCGTGCTCTCGCTCGTCGAGGGCCGGGGAGCGCACCGGATATCTGACCGGAGGTGAGACGATGGGCCGCGAGGCCATGATCAAAGCCGACATGGAGGCCGTCGGCACCTACTCCCCGATTTTTGACAAGGCGATCAAGTCCCTGGCGAAGCAGGAGCGCGAGCTCGCGAAGGCCGAGAAGGTTTGGCGCGACAACGGCGGCAAGATGGTCGCCGAGCTGGTCAATAAGACCGGCGCGACGTACACCGCCAAGGACCCGCACTATGCGGTCGTGGACCAGCTGCGCAAGGACATTCTTGCCCAGCGCGCACAGCTCGGTCTAACGCCGAAGAGCCTGAAGGCCATGAAGGCGAAGATCGTCGACACCGGCACCGTGAAGCGGTCCCGTCTGGATGAGCTGCTGGAGGAAGCCCGCGAGTTCGCGGTCGAGCACGCTGCGGAGTACCAGGCAGCCGTGGACGGCTATGTCTCCGGCGTGCTCTCCGGTGAGATTGTCTCCTGTGAGGAGATCGTGCTCTCCTGTCAGCGGTACATGCGCGACCTTGAGAACCCGAAATGGGAGTTCCGCAGCGAGCCTGCCTGCGAGGTTGTGGCTATCATCGAAACGACGATGTGCCACCAGCAGGGCGAATTTATGGACGGCACGCCGCTGCGCGGGTCCCCGTTCAAGCTACTGCCGTATCACCTGTTCATCGTGTTCAACATTATGGGCTTTTATGTCGCCGGCACGCAGCTCCGGCGCTTCACCGAAGCCCAGGATTTTATCCCGCGTAAGAACATCAAGACGACCTTTGCCGCGGCTCTGGCGTGGGCGCTGGCGCTCTACTACGCGCCCAGCGGGTCCAAGGTCTACGAGGTGGGTGGCGCGCTCAAGCAGGCGCTGGAGGGCTTCGATTTTATCTCCTACAACGTCCGTCGGCTTCGCCTGACAGTCGCGGACGATCCGGAGAACGGTCTGCGGATCATCAACAACAACGTCGAGCACTCCATCACCGGCGACGTCGGCGACGCAGGCTTCATCAGCATCAACGCGCTGGCCGCCAGCACGGACAAGCAGGATTCCTTTAACTGCAACATCGTCATTGCCGACGAGGAGCACACCTACAAGGACCCGCGCCAATATCAGGTGCTCAAGGATGCGACGAAGGCCTACTCGAACAAGCTCGTCATTGGCATTTCCTCCGGCGGCAAGCTGGCGCACGGCTTTCTCGCGCGGCGTGTGGAGTACTGCCGGAAGGTCCTCAAGGGTACGATCACCGGCGACGCAGCCGACAGTCTGTTTATTTTTCTTGCCTGCGCGCCGCGCATGGACAACGGCGACATCAACTATACCAACCCAATCGTGCTGCAGGGCTGCAATCCCGGTTGGGGGCAGTCCATCCGCCCGCAGGATATGCTTAACGACGCCGCCCAGGCAAAGGACGACCCGCAGCTTCGCCCGGAGTTCCTGCAGAAGTCGCTCAACGTGTTCACAGCCGAGCTGAAAGCCTATTTCAACATCGACGAGTTCCGCGCGAGCGACGGCAAGTACAGATGGACGCTCGACGAGCTGCGCCGGCTCCCGATCCGCTGGTACGGCGGCACGGACCTCTCAAAGCTGCACGATCTGACCGCGGCGTGCCTGTTCGGGCACTACAAGGGTGTGGACATCATCGTCCCTCACTGCTGGTTCCCGATCGTCGCTGCGACGCAGAAGGCGCAGGAGGACGAGATCCCGCTCTTCGGCTGGAAGGACGACGGCTGGCTCGATATGTGCAACGACAAGGTGCTCAACCACCACGACGTGGTCAAGTGGTACGCGGCGCGGCGCACGGAGGGCTTCAAAATTCGCCGCATCGGTCACGACCGGAAGTTCTGCCGTGAGTATTTCATCGAAATGAAAAAGCAGCACTTCCCGATCAAGGACCAGCCGCAGCTGTTCACCCGAAAAAGCGAGGGCTTCACCTACCTGCGCGACAGCGCGAAGCGCGGCACGCTTTACTACTGCCACGCCGAGCCGTTTGAATACTGCGTGCAGAACGTCCGCGCCATCGAAAAGGCAGACGATATGATCCAGTACGAAAAGCTCGCGCCGCATCTGCGCATCGACGTGTTTGACTGCGCGGTATTCGCGGCCTGCGCTTATCTGGAGGACCTGGAAGCGCGCAGCAAGGGCGCCGGCTGGTACGATACGAAAGAAAAAGAAGGCGGTGACGCATGAAAACCTACATTCGCAGCCGCGTGAAGAGCGCGGCGAGCACACAGAAGCGCTCCGGCAACGACCTGCTGGGCCTTTACCTCGGCGGAAGCCTCGACGATCTGAGCGTTTGCGGCTACACGTCGCTGCTCCAGTCGCCGGACGTGGCCGCGGCCATCTCTCCCGCGGCGGAGATCATCGGCTCGACCACGATCTACCTTATGCGCAATACCGATAACGGCGATGTGCGCGTGAAAAACGCGCTCAGCCGCTTCCTGGACGTCACCCCGTATGCGCTCGGCACACGGAAAACGCTCATGGAGTGGATCGTGACGACCATGCTGGCCTACGGAAACGCCTACGTCCTGCCGGTCACGCAGAACGGCCAGCTTGCCGACCTTGTCCCCATGACGGGCGCGAGCGCCAGCGAGACCGCGGGCGGCAGCTATTCGGTCCTGTGGAAGGGCCGAACGTTCATGCCGGACGAGGTGCTCAATTTTCCATTCAACGTCGACCCGCAGCAGCCCTGGCGCGGCCGCGGCGTGCGCATCCAGCTGCGCGACGTGCTGCAGAATCTCAAGCAGGCGTCGGCGACGACCAATCAATTCATGTCCAGCAAGTGGAAGCCGAGCGTCATCGTCAAGGTCGATGGCCTTTCCGACGAGTTCTCGTCCGAAGAGGGCCGCAAGCGCCTGCTCGAACGATACATCGCGAGCGAGGACGCCGGGCAGCCGTGGATGATCCCCTCCGACCTCATCGACGTTCAGACCGTCAAGCCGCTGAGCCTCGCCGACCTTGCCATCAACGACTCGGTCCAGCTCGACCGGCGCAGCGTCGCGGCCGCGTTCGGCACGCCACCCTTCCTGCTCGGCATCGGCGAGTACAAGCAGGACGAGTACAACAACTACATCCGGCGAAAGATCGTCCCTCTTTCGACCGGCATCGCGCAGGAGCTCACGCGAAAGCTCCTTACCTCGCCGGACCTTTACTTTAAGTTCTCCACGCGGCGGCTCTATGCCTACTCGCTCAGCGAGCTTGCCCAGGTCGGCGATGACCAGTACGTCCGCGGCATCATGACCGGCAACGAGGTGCGCGAATGGCTCGACCTCAGCCCGCGCGAGGGCTTGGACGAGCTGGTCATCCTCGAAAACTACATCCCCCGAGGCATGATCGGGGACCAGAACAAACTGAAAGGAGACGGCAGCAATGGAAACGAATGACCGCACTGCCCGGCAGGTCCGCTCACTTGCGCAGAAGTTTGCAACGCGCGAGGCGGACGGCAATCTCTACATCGAGGGCTACTTCTCCGTATTCGATTCGCCCTATCCCCTCTGGGAGGGCGCGGAGGAGATCGTCAAGCCCGGCGCGTTCGCCGACTGCCTCGGGCAGGACGTGCGCGCGCTCGTCAACCACGATACCACACTTGTCATCGGGCGCACAAAGGCCGGCACGCTCGAGCTGAAGGAGGACAGTCACGGCCTATGGGGAAAGATCACGATCAATCGGGACGACGCCGACGCCATGAACCTCTACGCCCGCGTCCAGCGGGGTGACGTCGACCAGTGCTCGTTTGGTTTTGATATTGAGCGTGAGACCTTTATAGATCTCGGCGACGGCCGCTGCCGCTGGGAGATCGAAAAGGTCAACCCGCTGTTTGAGGTCAGCGTCTGCACATTCCCTGCCTATGAGGGAACGTCGGTCAGTGCCCGCAGGCAGCAGCTCGAAACCATCAAGCAGCGCGAGGCGCAGGCCTGGCGCGAATCCATGAAATCAAGACTGGAGGCAACGAAACATGGCACTTAAAGTTTTACTCCTGCGCAAGAAGCTCAACGAGCAGAATGCGGAGCTCACGAAGCTCCGCACCACGCAGGCCGGCTACGCTAAGCGCGAAGCCGAGCTGGAAAAGGACATCGAGGCCGCCGCGACCGAGGAGGAAAAGGCGGCGGTCGAGGAGGCCGTCACCGCCTTTGAGGACGAAAAACAGGCCCCCGAGGACGCGATCGCGGCCGCGACCGAGGCCATCGACTCCCTCACTGAGCAGATCGACGAGCTGGAGACCGCGGCGCAGGACGCCGCCGGCTCCATCACCGGCGACACTCCCCCTGCCGACGACGGCGGCGACGAAAACCGCGCCCGCGGCAACATCAAGAAAAGAGGTGCAAGAACCATGATCCCTGAGACCCGCGAAATGCTCCACGGCATCGAGCTGCGCACGCTGCGCGCGCAGGTTCAGCGCAGCGACGTCACCGACTTCCTGCAGCGCGTGCGCGACCTGATGGGCCAGAAGCGCTCCGTCAAGGGCGCCGAGCTCGGCATCCCCGAGACCCTGCTGCCCATCCTGCGCGACACCACCGAGCGCTACAGCAAGCTCTATTCCCACCTGCACGTCACCCCGCTCAAGGGCAAGGCCCGCCAGAACATCGCCGGCGCGATCCCCGAGGCGGTCTGGACCGAGGCGACCGCCAAGCTCAACGAGCTGGACATCGACTTCTCCCAGATCGAAATGGACGGCTACATGGTCGGCGGCTTCGTCGTCATTCCCAACTCCACGCTTGAAGACGACGACAACCTCGAGCTGCTCGCCACCGTCATTGACTACCTCGGCCAGGCCATCGGCAAGGCTGTGGATAAGGCGGCCGTTTACGGCGACGGCGACAAGAAGCCCGTCGGCTTCGTTCATCGCCTGTCCCTGAGCGCAAAGCCCGGCTGGTGGGGCTCCCAGCAGGCCGATTTTACCGACCTGCACACCAGCAACGTCATCAAGCTCGACCTTTACGAAAAGGACGGCGTCGCCTTCTTCCGTCCGCTGATCGCGGCCCTCGGCAAGGCGAAGCCCAACTACTCCAACGGCCAGCTCGTCTGGGTCATGAACCGCACCACGCACATGGACCTCATGGCCCGCGCCATGAGCTGGAACAGCGCCGCAACGCTGCTCGCCGGCATGGACGACACCATGCCCGTCATCGGCGGCACCATCGTCGAGCTTGACTTCATGGCCGACTATGACGTCGCCGGCGGCTTCATGGATCTCGAGCGCTGGGTTGAGCGCTCCGGCGCGACCATCGACTACAGCGACATCCCGCTCTTCATCCAGAACTGCACGACCTTCAAGGGCCTGCAGCGCTTTGACGGCAAGCCGGTGTTCGGCGAGGCCTTCATCATCGTCAACTACAACAACACCAACCCCGTCACCTCGCTGAGCTTCGCGCCCGACTACAACGGCGATCCCGCCACGCTGGTCGTCGCCGCGGCGGCGCCTTCCTCCGGCAGCTCCACGCTCACCGTCTCCGGCGCGACCGGCTCCAAGCAGATGTACCTGGTCTCCGGCGTTCCCGTCAACGTGCCCAAGGGCGCGGCCCTGGGCGACAGCTGGACAGTCCTGCCGACCACCAAAAAGGTGCCTGCGGTCTCCGGCAACTTCGTCACCGTCTGCGACCTTGACGCGGCGGGCCGCGTGATCGGCGTCGGCGCGGCTGTCGTGCCCGGCTCCGCGGGCTAAGCGAAGGGAGGCCGTGACCTATGGCGAATGTGAAACAGTTCACCGACCCCGAGGTCCTGCTCAACATGCTTGAGCTTGATCTTGATATGCGCAAGCCGGACGATCGGCGCGTCGGCCAGCTGCAGGACCTGCTCAACGTCGCGGCCTCCCGTCTTGCCCGCAAGGGCATCACGCTGCGCGACACGCTCGACGACGCCCACCTGCAGGTCAGCCTCGCCGCGTGGCTCTACCGGCGGCGCAATCAGATCGCCGGCCCTGCCATGCCGGAATCCCTGCGCCTCGACATCAACGACCGCCTGATCGGCGAAAAGGCGGGTGGTCTGGATGGCTAACCCCTACACCTTCTCCGACGTTGTCACGCTCATCCGCGAGCTGGAGAGCTACGATGCCGAGGGCCGCGTGCAGATCACCGAGCAGCGGCGCGAGTCCTATGCGGAGGTCCGCAGCGTGACCTCCCGCGAGACCTATGCCGCGATGGCGATCAACCTATCGCCGGAGCTCAAGATCATTCTCCCGAGCTTTATCGACGACTATGCAGACGAAAAGCTCGTCGAGTATAACACGCGCCGCTATCACATTCTGCGCGTCTACCGCGCGGACGACGGCACCTGTGAGCTGACGGTCTCTCAGACCAAGGGCCCCGTGTCCGATTCGGGCACAGCCTGGAGGGACCGCTGATGAAAACGCTCGACGATCTCATCCTCGACGCCGTTACACCGGTGGTAAAGCCCTGTGTGCAAGACCTCTATACCGGAGAGGCGGTCGAGTACTGTACCTTCAACTACAACGAGCTCGCCGCCGCCTTCGGCGATAACCGCGCCCACGCCATGCGCGCGCTCGTGCAGGTCCACTACCTTGCCCCGCTCAAGGCGAACACCGTCGCGACGCGGCGTGCCCTCTGGCAGGCGCTCGCGACGGTCGATGCGTTCACCGCGCCGGACATCGAAAACGCCAGCGACCAGACCGGCCAGCACTATGTGTTCGAGTTCGAGGCGATCGGAGGCGTTGGCTATGCCTAAAGTCGAGATTGACGGCCTGGATGACCTGCTGCTTTCGTTCCGCGAGCTTGCCCAGATCCCCGATGAGGTGGTGGACGATATGCTCAATGCGCAGGCCGACATCGCCGCTGCCGCGCAGCAGGAAGAAGCCAAAAAGATGCTGGTCGGCGATTATGTGACCGGAACAACGGCCCTGTCCATCAAGAAAGGCAAGATCAAACTGAAAAACGGGCAGCATATCCTTTACGTCACGCCGACCGGCACGCGCAAGCGCGGCAAGCGAAAGATTTCTAAAACGCGCAACGCCGAGATCGCCTTCATCAACGAATACGGCGATCCGGGACGACGCATCCCGGCCCGTCCCTTTATCCGCACGGCCAACGAGCGGACCGCGCCGGAGCAGGAAAAAGCCGCGCTGAAAGTCTACGACAATTATCTCAAATCAAAAGGTTTGTAAAGGAGGTTTGCCCTCATGTATTTTCGCGCCAGCAACATCATGTTTGCGCCAATCGCCTCGAACGGTATGGACACCGAAACCGCGTTGCCGACCTACGGCACGGCTGTCAAGATCGGTTCTCTAAACCGTATTTCCGATAACATCGACCGCGTCGAGGCCAGCGGCTACGGCGACAACGCCCGCAAGGTCCACGTCGACGAATTTCGCAGCTACGGTCTCGACGTGGAGATCACGCACATTCCCCGTGCCACCTATGCCTCTCTCAACGGTGCATCGGTTGACACCTCCTCCAAGGACATCACGTTCAAGGACAACGACCAGGCGCCCTATGGCGGTCTCGTCTGTGTCCGCGGCGGCCGCGACGACGACGACAAGGACTTCTACGTCGGCGTGTACTATCCCAAGCTCAAGTCAGCCATGCAGGGAAAGGACATCAGCACCAAGGGTGAGAACATTACGCTTGTCACCGAAAAGCTCCACTTTGCGGGCCTTGCGTGCAAGAACCATGTTTGGTGCGAGGAGTCGGACGAATTCGCGACCGAGGCCGAAGCGGTGACGTGGTGCAAAACAAAGCTCGGCGTCAGCTCGGACTGATCGCCGTTCCGTAAAAGGCGCGGTCTCCCCGCGCCTTTTTTGAAAGGATGCTTATGAAAACAGTTAAGTTTGAACTCAACGGTCAGCCCTTTTTTCTTTGCTTTAACGGCGCGGCCTTTTTTGCGCTGCAGGAGAAATTCGGCGAGGGCTTCAACATCGGCACGCTGCTGGCTGAAACCAACGGCAAATACGATACGCTCTGCGAGCTGCTTTCGCTGCTCTCCGAGCAGGGCGAACTGACGCGCCGCTACCTCGGCTATGCTCCCGCGGATATCCCCGCGCCGGAATTCTTTGCCGTGACGCTTTCCCCGCTGGATGCGCTCCGCGCCAAAAAAGCGGTCCTGGATGCGCTCCGCCTCGGCTTTGCCCGCGACGTCAAGGATACGCAGGGCATCGATCTTTATGAGCTGGAGTATCAAAAAAAAAAGGGCTCGGCCTGAATGCCTCGCAGTACATCGGCACGCTGACGCAGGCGCTCGGGCTGTCCGTCCGCGAGGGCCTGCTGCTCACGCTGGGGCAGGTCAACGATCTCCTTTGCATTAGGCTCAAATCTCTCCCCCCAAGGAGGTAACGATGGCAACTCGTTTTGTTACCACAAAGTTCGCGCTGGAAGGCGAAAAGGAATACAAGGATTCCGTCAAACGGATCAACGATACCCTGTCCGAGCTCCGGTCGGAGGAAAAGCTGCTCTCTGAGCAGTTTAAGGGACAGGCCAATTCGCTCGAAGCGCTGCGCGCCAAGCAGAAAAATCTGTCTGCGCAGTATACCGAGGTCACACAGAAGGTCGACCTTGCAAAGGCACAGCTGGATAAATACAACGCGGGCCTTGACGAGTGCCGCGACGCGATGGACGCCGCCCGCAGCGCGATCGAGAGCTCCGGCAGCAGCGTCGAAGCTCTGAGCAAGAGCGAACAAAACCTTACCAAAGAGCAGAAAACTTTGCTCGACCAGTATCGCCAGGCAGAATCCTCCATGAAAAAAATGGAGTCCGGCGTTCATAGCATGACGCTGCAGTACAACAATGCGCAGGCGGCGCAGCTCAAGCTCTCCTCCTCGATTGAGGAGTATTCCCGCTACGTTGCCGAAGCGGAAACGTCTACGGACGGCCTGGCCTCTTCCATCGACGAATATGGGAAAACGGTCGGAGACGCCAATGAGGAAACCAGCCTGTTCGGCGAGATTCTTGGCGGCAATCTGCTCAGCGACGCGATCTCTAAAGGCGTCAGCGCCGTCATCGGCCTGTTCCAGGAAGCGATCGACAAAGGCACCGAATACAGCCGCTCAATGGCGACGCTGACCGCTGCAGGCGAATCTGCCGGCTATACCGCCTCGCAGACCGCAGAGGCATACGGAAGAATGTATACGGTCATCGGCGACGAGGAATCGTCCATGACCGCCGTCAATTACCTCCAGCGTCTCGGTCTGGAACAGAATGAGCTGCTAAAGATCACGGATATGCTGTCCGGCGCCTACATCAAGTTCAACGGCGACCTCAACCTTCCCGGCCTTGCCGAGGCGATGGTCCAGCTCAAAAATACCGGCGAGGTCACGGGCGAGCTCCAAAAGGTTCTGGAGCAGTCCGGCATAGACGTCAACGAATTTAAGGACGGCATTGCGCTGACGGCGGATGGCACACAGCGGCTCATTTCATTCCTGACCGTCCTCTCCAATCAAACAGCCGGCGTCACCGAAAGCTTTCGCAATGCGAACCCCGAGATCATCGAAATGAACGAAACGCAGCTGCGTTTGAATCAGGCAATGGCGGATTTTGCCGAGCAGGCCGCCCCTGTGCTGACATTTTTAACCGAGCTCGCCACCGCGCTGCTGTGGTGTGCGAATCAGGCGTGGGAGCTGATCTCGTCCCTGTTCCAGCTTGACAATACCAAGGCAAGCCCCGAAGTATCGCTGACGGACGTTTCGACCGATACGCATAACCGGAACCGGCGCCGCGGCAGCCGCGACGGCTCCCATGCTTCCGGGCTTGCTTATGTTCCGTTCGATGGGTACCTTGCGGAGCTCCACGAGGGTGAGCACGTACTGACGGCGCAGCAGAACGCTGAGCTGAGCGCCTACCGGACAAGCGTAGCATTTCTGTCTGCCCCATCCACCCCTACTCCTTCCCCCGCGACCGCACAGAGCGCCGCACGGCGCGAGAACGTGACCATTGACGTCACGCTCGAGCTGGACGGTCAGACACTCGCGCGCAAGCAGTACCCGCTCATGCAGGCCGAGGGCCGCCGGCGCGGCACCCCGCTGGCCGGAAAGGAGGGCACCTGATGGCGAAATACCCCTTCATTGTGGACGGGCAGGACTTCACCGACCTGTTCCACAAATACGGCTACGAGGTCACCTACGAGTTCCGCGAGGGCGAGAACGGCGGCCTCATGTGCTCCGGCGAGGAGCAGCGCGATCTGCTCGCCATCAAGCCGACGATCGTCGGCACCACCAACGACGCGCCGACCGAGCGCATCACCGCGCTGCTGACGGCCTGCCTCAAAAACGAAGTCCTCTTCCGCTACTTCGACCTCTGGACCGGCGCGGAGAAAACCATCACCGCGCACCCCACGGTCGACACCGTGTCCGTCCTGCTCGACGACAGCGGCACGCATTGGTGGAACGGCTTCCGCGTTACCATGAGGGCCAAGTGATGAGTCTGAACACCGTAAAATACAAAGGCGAGCTCCTCGCCGAGGACGAGCGCATCAGCACCGACACCCCCGGCGTGCTGGGCGAGTATAAGGAGCTGCGCGCGGACGCGCTCGAGGCGGACACGCTCGACATCACCGTTTTGTCCGATTCGGGCACGATCCGGAATTTCAAGAAAAACGACAAGGTCGAGTATTTCCGCTCCGGCAGCCGCGTCGGCGTCTACTACCTGCAGAGCGTCACGCGTGTGGGGCCGAAGCTCTACACGCTCTCTGCGCTTTCCGCGGTCGGGCTGCTGATCGTCCGGCCGCACCGCGGCGGAATCTACACCGGGCAGACGGTCGCCGAGGTCGTCGCGGAGATCTGCGGCGACATCCCCGTGCTCATCGAGACCGTCTACCGCGGCATCAAGCTCTACGGCTGGCTGCCCATCGCCTCGGCGCGCGACAGCCTCGTGCAGGTGCTCTTTGCCATCGGCGCGTGGCTGCACACGGACGAGAACGGCACGCTGCGCGTGCAGAAGCTCTGGAACGGCACGGCAAGCATCATCGGCCCCGGGAGCGTCCACGCCGCAAACATCCAGGTCAAGTACCTCGACCCCGTCAGCGCGGTCGCTGTCACCGAGCACCAGTACATTGCCGGCACGGAGGATGTCACGCTCTTCGAGGGCACAGCCCAGCAGGGCGACGTGATCGAGTTCGACGAGCCGGCGCACACGCTCACGGCCGAGGGCTTCACCGTCCTTAAGAGCGGCGCGAACTACGCCGTCCTCTCCGCGGGCACCGGCAAGCTCACCGGCAAAAGCTACATCCACAATCGGCGCGTCGTCACGCGCACCGTGACCGAGGGCGCGGCAAAGAACGTCGAGGAGATCGCCGACGCGACGCTCGTCTCGCTCGTCAACTCCTCCGCGGTCGCGCAGCGCATGGCAGCCTATTACGCCTGCCGCGAGCAGCTCACCGTGGACGTCAACCCAGCGGCCGAGCACGCCGGGCACGTCGTCTCGCTCTGGAACGAGTGGGACAAGCAGCAGACGCTCGCCTGCATCGCCTCGCGCGAGACGAAGATCTCCGGCCTGCTCAAGTCCCGCACCTCGGCGCTCGTCGGTTTTCTGCCCCCGCAGCCGGAAACCACGGAATACTACGACGAGCGCGTCATTCTCACAGGCTCGGGCGAGTGGACGGTCCCGGAGGGCGTGACCTCGCTCCGCGTAGTGCTGGTAGAACACGGCGCGGACGGCTTAGATGGAAGCAGCGGCGCGAGTGGAGGCTCGGTGTCTCTGATTGTGACGGACACCGAAGCCAAACCCGGCGGCACATGGTCGCGGCAGCCGGGAGCTGGCGGCGCCGGCGGAGCGGGCGGAGAGGGAGGCCTCGGTGGGCGCATACTGTCCGCCGACCTCAACGTTTTCTCCGGCACGGTATTTGCGTACAGTGCCGACACGGCAACGACTTTCGGCACGCTTTCTGCTCAAAATGGTTCACGCTCGGATGCCGGCTTCACAGACCCCGTTACCGGCGACGTGTTTGGAAAAAAAGGAGATGACGGCAGCGCCGGCGGCGATGGAGGAGGCGGAGGCTCTGCAAACGGCTCAAATTTTAATCCCGGCGAAAACGGAACAGGCGTCCCACCCAATACCGGCGGCGCCGGCTCCGAGGGCAATTATAAGCGTTTTGAAGAAAGTGAAACCGTCTATAAAAACGGATACCTGCTTGTCGCTGGCGGAACGGGCGGCGGCGGCGCGGCGGTAGGGAATAACGGTCAGGACGCGGTGCAACCGCTCACATCAGGCGTTCGAGCCGGAGCGGGCGCGAATGCCGCGCCGCCATCCGGTGCTGTGAACTACGGCTGCGGAGGTTACGGAGGAAATGGCGGAGGAGGCGGAGGCGGCGCATCGGGGCTGTATCTGAGGCACGGGGCCTATATGTACGACGGTACGCCCTCCGGAACGTGGCTTGATTTAGCCGGTGGCATCGGCGGCTCCGGCTCCACGGGCGGTCCCGGCGGCGCCGGCTGCATTATCATCTACTACCGCAAGAAAAAAGAGCTGCAGTCCGGCCCGCTCGTGACCAGCAACAACTTCGGCCTGCTCGATTCACTCGGGCGGAGAATGATCGTTTAAGGAGGTATCTATGCCGAACGATTATTACACCATGCTCTACACCGGCGAGAAGACCGACGAGCTATTGCAGCGCGTGGACGAGGGCGAGATTATCATCCCCTCCTCGACGGCGGGCAGCACGAAAAAATTCAAGCTGACGGTGGACGACACCGGCGCCGTCAGCGCAACGGAGGTGACGACGTAATGGTACAGGGCGACGCTTACTCCATCGACGTGGAGATCACCAACGAGGGCCAGGCACTCAGCCCCTCCGCCGTCTCTCTGGTAGAGATCGCGCTGCTGAACCTCGTCAAGACCTATCCGGGCGATGTCACGTTTTCCGACGGCAAATTTCACTTTCCCCTCACGCAGACGGAGACCTTCGGTCTTCCGACCGTCTGCCCCATGCAGGTGCGCGTGAAGTTCCCGAGCGGCGACGTGATCGGCTCGGAAATGCAGCAGATCGATGTTAAACGCGCGCTCAGCAGGGCGGTGATCTAATGGCTGCGATCACGTTTGACGTCGGCAGGAAAAAGGCAGCCTTTTCCCTCGGGACGCCGGCGGCCATCGGCATCGGCTTCCATGTTTCGGTCCGTGAGGTCGGCGGCGAGCCGTATGACGGCCCATATACCGTGACGCCCGACTTTGAGACGCAGGAGCTTGCCACAAAGGACAGGCTTCTGAAAGACAATGTGACTGTTGATCCCATTGTAGTCGCCCGCGTGGAAAACCCCGCGGGCGGAAAAACAATTTTTATCGGAGGTATTTTCAATGGCTGAAAATCAGTACAACAGCAAAATCGTACTCTCGAGCGGCGAAGTCCTCATGGACCTCACCCAGGACACCGTGGTCGCGGACAAGCTCCTCAAGGGCTTTACCGCGCACGGCAAGGACGGCGCGCCCATCACCGGCTCCTGCGAATTTGACGCGGACACCGGCGACGCCACCGCGGGCGCGGCGGAAATTCTGACCGGCAAGACGGCCTATGTCACCGGCAGCAAGGTCACCGGTACCATGCCGAACAACGGGGCCAAGACGCTCAGCATCACGGAAAAGGGTAAGCCGGTCACCATCCCCCAGGGCTACCACGACGGCAGCGGCAAGGCGCAGATCGACGCAGCCGAAGAGGCGAAGCTGATCCCCGCCAACATTCGCGAGGGCATCACCGTCCTCGGCGTGCTCGGCACGATGTCCGGCAGCGAGGGCATGAAGCCGCAGGCCAAGAACGTCACACCCACGTTCGCCTCGCAGGAGATTCTGCCCGACGAGGAGTACAACTGCCTCAGCTCCGTCACGGTGGCGGCGATCCCGATTGCCTACACCGACAATGCGCAGGGAGGCAAGACGGTCACCATCGGCTGAGGAGGTGCGGCATGGCCAACAACAAAGTCCAGCTCAGCGACGGAACAGTCCTGCTTGACCTGACCGGGGACACCGTAACGCCGGAGACGCTCATGGCCGGCGTCATTGCCCACAACGCAGCGGGCGAGCGGATCGTCGGCATCTGTGTGGCGAAGGAATTTAACGTGGACGGGTCCGTGGTCAAGCTCGTTGATGTCCCCTCCCGCACGATGCAGCAGGAGGGCTCGACGCTCAAGCTCTCGCCGGCTGCGATCAACGAGCACACGCTCACCATCTAAGGAGGAGCACATGGCAAATACGAATTACATTGACAGCTTTGAAGTAAACGGCGTCGAGATCCCTGTGCGCGACCCTGGCATTTCGCAGTGGGCGCGTGAGCCAAGCGCCCCCGAATATACGGCCGAGGATGTCGGCGCGTTCCCTGCCGTCCCCGGCGGCAGCGCCGGTCAGGTACTGACGAAGACCGCCGATGGACAGGAATGGAAAACACCGAGTGGGGCGGCATCGTATTACAAGACCTTTACCGCTGCCCAGTGGACACAGACCGATGCGGAGGCGACCATGAGCATCCCGCGAAGCGAGCATGGGCTGCTGGGCAATGACGTTTTCGCGCAAGCATCTATCTTGTCAAGCGGCGCCTATCGGAAAGGCACATGGGCAAGCCTTGAGACCTATGCCATGATCGCCGCTGACGGGACCATTACACTGCACACATCGTCCGCCTTCGACGGCGCTGTGCTGCTGATCGGATAAGGAGGAGTATATGAGCGGATTTTACGGAGTGAATTACAGGATCAACGGCCACCGCGTCGGCTTTGTTCAGGCATTGAATGGAGTATACCGTGTGATCTTCGAGCGCTGCTACGAGGAAAACACGCTGGAGGCGGTCGAGGCCATCGACTGGCAGAATGTCACGGTTGAGCAGGTCCGCACGGACTATCCGGCTTGCCCACTGCCAGAGGGCTACACCTTTTCCGTGCAGGAAATCGAGTACACAAAGCAGGGCTACTTTACCGTCATTCTCAAAACGGACAAGCAGCATTGGGGCGATGTTACGCCGTATCAGGCGCAGATCGAGAGCCTGAACGCTGCCGTCGCCCAGAAGGATACGCAGCTCACCGAGAGCGAAGAAAACCTTGCCGCTGCCAACGCGCAGCTGGCGGAACTGGAGGCCACCTATGATGCAAACTGAAAAGCTCAACGCCATTAAGGGCGCGATCACGGACGGAAAGCTCGTGCGGGCCGCCGGCGGCATCACGCAGCGCACGGAGCAGAGCGACAAGCTCGGCTTTGACTGGAGGATCTTCACCGTCAACGACGTGGACGTCCGAAAGGATTACGTCGAGCAGGCAAATCCGGTCGGCACGAGCGCCGACAATCCCATCGAATACACGGAGGGCGTGCCGCTCATCAACAACGCCTTCTACCGCGTGGACGGTGTGATCAAGGTCTACATGGACGGCTGGGCAGACTGGGAGGGCTGACGTGACCGCCTATGAGGCTGCCGTCCAGGAGAAAGACCAGCTTTATGCGCGCATTCAGCTCGTCCGGGAGGAGATCAAGCAGGAGCAGGACACCGGCAGACGCGGAGAGCAGAAGCACCGTCTTCGCATCCTGTTCGAGATGTACCACGAGAGCCTTGAGCGGCTGGAAGCTCTTCGCCCACCGCAGGAAAAGCGGCACAAGGCGGTCAAGCGGACGGTCATACACACCGGTGCTGCCGGAGCAGATGTCAACAGCTTTGACTTCTTCGAGCGCTGCGACTTGACCTTTGCAGACCTCGAAGGAAATCAAGTCCGTTGGGATGACCTCGGCTCGGACAATGGCGAGAGCCGCGCACGGCTCATGAGGGCGCTACGGCGCGGCCGCGCGGCGGTCTCAGACCGCCAGCGCGAAATGCTCGATCTCCTCCTGCAGGGCAAAACCGCGACGGAGATCGCCGAGCAGCTCGACGTGAACAAGTCCACGGTCTCCCGCACGCTGCTCCGCGCGAAGAAGGTCCTTAACGATAAGGCGGAGGATCTGCGCCAGGAGGATCTGCGCGAGCATCCGAACCGTCTTGACCTGGCCGAACTGGAAACGGCGCGCTATGTACTCTCCCGCCTGACGGAGACGCAGGCCGTGTATCTCTACCTCTACTATGGCGAGTGGCTGGATATGCGCTCGATCGGCGCACTGCTGGGCGTGGACCATTCGACCGTCTGCCGCACGATCCATCGCGCGGCCGGCCGCATCCGTGCCCTCTGCACCGACGGCAGCGGCGTGGAGCTGCTGGGCGTGGACGCGCTCGAGCCGGCGCTATACGCGCTCTACCGGCAGCACGCGGCGGACGATCTGATCCCGGAGCGGGCCAGAGCTGCAGCGCGCAGGGCGACCGCCTCCGGAGCCCAAAAGCGGCAGGAGCGGACGCCGGATCGCGCGCTGATAACGGCGCCGATATGGGGCCAGCGAAGGCACCGTGCGGCGGCGCAGAGCCGTCTCCTGCGTGCGTTGGAAGACGCGGCGGCTCAGCGTACCGGCTCGCTCCTCGCGCGTCTACGCGCGCTTCTGCGGGCCTTCCGCGTGAAAATAACAAGAGCCGCCTGACCATCAGGCGAGGCCGTGCATTGCAGTTAAGTCACGGGCATTCCGAGAGATCAAGAACACAGGAAGCAGCTCCCGCCGAACAGCCCACAAGCGTCCAGCGGACACCCGTATTCAATCCTCGGCTGCCCATTCCAAGTTCCCGAGATTTCGTTTCTGCCGGCTGATTTTTTCGACAAGGGAATCACTCGAATCACATTGCTTTTCACCTTTTCCGCCGCCGGAACGGACGGGGCCGATGCCCGGCGAGATTGTAACAGGCAGGAGGTGGTGATCGTCCCCCAGACAGACGGAATGCCTGTGACTTAGCTGCAATGCAGACGCAAAAGGCCGCAACAAAGGACGGCAGGAGTTATTGAATCGAAAGCGAGGATGCAAGTGAAAGAAGACTTTAAGACCATTATCCTCAAAATCAAGGGCGATTGGACGGAAGTCGTGGACGACTGCCGCGCTACCGTTTCCAAGCCTCCGCTCGGGCATGAGCCGAGCGGTGATTTCAGACGGGATATCCTCATCGCCGAGCACAGCCCGATCCGCGGCATTCGCGTTAAGTGGAGCTGGCACAGCATTAAAAGCTGGATCGCCACGCACTGGAGCCGCCACAAGTGGGAATGCTTCATCAGCTCTCAGCGTTCAGACCGCACGGGCATTCCACGCGACAAGCTCCCGCAGGACGTGCCGGTAGACTTTACCGGGGAAGCAAACGCACAGTCCTTGATCGATACCATGCGTAAGCGCCTCTGCCGACGGGCGTCACCGGAGACACGCGCCTATGCGGAGGACTTCAAGCGGGCACTGCGTGAGGTAGAGCCGGAGCTCGCTGACGTACTCGTCCCGAATTGCGTATATCGCTGCGGCTGTCCTGAAATGGACTGTTGCGGGGAGTGGCAGAGAATGTGCAGAGAAATGAATCAGAGCATTGATACCGGCAGCATCAAATATCGCTATCGGTGCTACAACGATCTGTTTTACGGCACCGAATAAAACAAAAAGGAGATTAGAACAATGGCTACTTACAAGAGAATCGCCTCTGACGGCAGACCCATCGAAGTCACCGATACCCCCGCGGGCCTGAGCGAGAGCACAGGCATCAGGAACAGCATCGTGCAGCCGGTCATGCGCCGCGACCTTGAGCGCGCCGGCACGGAGATCTACGTCCTGCCGCAGTACAAGCTTACCTACGATGAGAACGGCTACTGCGTCAAGAAGGAGAAGTGCCGCATCCCGGACGATATTGCAGCGAAGCTCGCGGAGCTGAACAAGTGAGTAGGGCCGGAGGCAACTCCGGCCAATCCTGAACGAAAGAGAGAGTACGCCAATGGGTAACTTAGCATCCGCGGCCTCCATCTGCTCGGAGATCACGGTCATCCTCGCGGCGCTGGCCATGCTCATCAAGCCCATCCGGAACAAGCTGCTCGGGCTGGACAAGCTGACCGACGCGCTCAAATGCCAGCTCCGGCACGACATGCTGCACACCTACTACCGCCACAGGGAGGACCACACCATCCGACAGTACGAGCTGGAGGATTTTCTCTATCTCTACCGCGGGTACAAGGCCCTCGGTGGAAACAGTTTTATCGACCGCATCAAGTCGGAGATCGACGAGTGGGAGGTGGTAAGTTGATGGATTGGGCCGAAACCATCCTCGCGGGCGTGTGCGTGGTTTGCATGACGCTTCTGGGCATCGACCTCTATAAGTCCGCGCGGGAAAAACTCAAGACCATGCGCAAGCGCGACAAGTACGTCTGGGCGGCCATCTTTAACCTGACGTGGTACTGCATCGTGAGTCTCGTACTCACCGCCAACGACAAGACCGTGCCGGACAGCCTGACCGTCGCGTGGTTCGCCGCGTGGACGGCAGAGCTGGCGCTGCTCGCCAACATCAAAATCAAGTGCAAAGGAGAATGAAATGGACCTCTTGCTAAAAAAACTCGCGAACCTCCTGAGCGTGAAATCGCTCGTGACCATCGCGCTGACCATCACGTTCTGTGTGCTCACCATCCAGAACGCGATCCCTGAGAACTTCATGAACGTCTACACGATGGTCGTGACGTTCTATTTCGTCAAGCAGCTCAACACGGAGACGGGCAATGGCAACGGCGGCTGATGTGCTGGCCGTTGCCATGAAGGAAATCGGCACGGTCGAGCAGAGCGGCAACCGGCAGAAGTACGGCAAGGCCTACGGCATGGACGGCGTGTACTGGTGTATGCAGTTCGTGTGGTGGTGCTTCCAGCAGGCAGACAAGGCGCTCTTTATGGACGGCGGCAAGACGGCCTCCTGCGGCGAGCTGATGCGCTGGGCGCAGGCACACGGGCAGTGGGTCACCACGGGCTACCGGCCCGGCGACGTGCTGATCTACGACTTGCCCGGCACGGTGTACAAGACCGACCATTGCGGCATCTGCGAGAGCGTCAGCGGGCAGTATGTCACCGCCATCGAGGGCAACACCTCCAACGGAAACACCGGCAGCCAGAGCAACGGCGACGGCGTGTATCGCCGCAAGCGCAAGCTCTCGCTGGTACTCGGCGCGTACCGCCCGAAGTACGACGACTATCGCGCGCAGCTCCAAAAGCGGGCGGGGTTGGAAGACAAGACGATGGACTACCTCGCGGCCTACAAGTACGGCAGCGACCTGATCCGTAAACTGGCAACGATGAAATAA